TAAAATTTAATATCATCTAGAATAATTATTCCCTTTCCACCTGCCAAATCTTTAATGTCATAGTTAAAATCTCCAGATATTATATATCGATTACATTGAATTATATTTTCTTTATTTTCTTTATTAGTTTTTTTTATTCTAGCATTAATTGTTTTTATTCTAGCATTAATTATTTTTATTCTAGCATTAATTATTTTTATCATATTTACCATTTTGCTATATTCTTCCTGACTATCATAATGTCCAAAATGAACGTTTATTAAGCAAATACCATTAGTAAATATAGTTGCCATCCAGGGGCGACCTTTTTCAAATTCACCTTCTACACTATCAATTATTTTATATTTATTATCCCAGAATGTTACTACAACATCTAAACCCGATGTATGCACATTATATTGCATTTTATGTAATCTAGGACATTCGCGCAATAATTTTTTATATTCTGTTGCTTCTTGTAATGTAATAAAATCAGTTGGGTTTTCATTTATAACTTTGCCAATGTTGGATACACATACTGAAACATGCATAGGATTTTTTGGATTTGTATTATTGGAACATAGAGCCCAATCTTTTTTAGCTCCAGACATAGATTCCCAGGATATGTTATATGACAATACACTTATACTATTATGATTATTTGTATCTTTTTTTGTTCTAATATTTGAAATCTTACTATTTATTTTATTGTTATGTTTATTCTTCTTTGTCTTGGTATTGGTATTATATTTTCTTTTAGTTATCATTTTTATCTATAATTTGTGTGATGTATTTAATAATTATAAATATTAAAATAAATATTAAAATAAACAAAAAATAAGCAAAAAATAAGCAAAAAATAAGCAAAAAATAAGCAAAAAATAAGCAAAAATTAACCATCATAGTTAAATAGTTAAATAGTCCAATATGTATTTATGAATTAAGGGATGAAGGAACAAATGGTTTCGCATAAACATTAAATTCTAAATTTTTATCACAATTAGGATTTCTAGGATATTTTATATCTGGTAATGTTGAATTTATTTTATCAATAAAATTATTTGTTATTTCATAATATTCTTTAAAAGTATTTATTGCTTTCATTGGAACTAAATAATAAATTTTCTTTTCTAATTCAAAATTATAACAAGCTATTCCATGTCTAGAAACTTTTAATATTTTTGATATTATATTTATTCGGGCATTTTCTATTGAATCCTCCGTAATTACTATTTTGATATGTTTTCTATTCCCTAAATTAGTCGTTACATATAGTTGCCACATATATTGATTTTGATTTTGATTCAATTCCAAATGCAGTTGCTCTTGCATTTTATCTTTTGAATGTTCTCTGATATTTGGCTTTTTATTGGTTTTTTAATAATTTTTTTAATAAATAATATAATTAAATAAACAAAAATCAATTTTTTATAATTAGTATGTAAAAGTGTCTAAAAGTGCCTAAAAGTGCCTAAAGAAAAATATTTTTTTTTTGAATTAACTAACACATAGTCGATATTTCTTAGTAATACCTGATGTAACATTATTTACAATAATTTCACATACTTGTTTGGGTTTTAATCCAATATATTTTGCCTGAGCATCATCCCTTTTTATTGTTGGTAAATTTTTAATAGTACAATTAAAATCACTTAAAAGTGTTTGGGTTTCAGTCTTTGATAAAATTCTGTGTTTAGGAACTAATTGATGCCGGCTTACATTGAATAAGAAATTTTCCAAACCAAATATTTGAACAAAATAATTCTTAGTAATATAAAAATGGTTGACATATTCTTCATCAACCTTATCTTTAACTCCTATTTTCATAAGCACTCTACTAATATTAAGAATTATTAATGTATCTTTAGCTGATAATATTGTTTCATAAATTTCATTAATTTGATTAGTTAAACTAGATGTACCTTTAAATTTATCTTCCAATAAATATTTTACATATATTTTTTCAACATTAGGTGTTCCAGGATGTTTTTCTAGAATAATATCTAATGGACCTTTTTCAGGTATTTTTTCAAACTTACCTGTATCTTGTTCATTTAGCATAATTTTAATTTCTTCTTCAGTATAATCTTTTAAATCCGATATATCAAATCCACGGTCTTCTAACATTTCTAATAAATGAACACGGGATTTATATACTAATTGATATAACTTGAAAATCTGGGATGATGACATATTATTAGTTTATCTAGTATCTGATATCTGGTATCTGTTATCTGTTATATAGTTATAAATGTTTTTTATCATTTATCTTTTATGCTATTATTTTCAATTTTATTTCTAGAGACAAAAAATAAATTATAGAACATATAAATATCACTATCACCAGAATATAATTTTAAAATTTTAGTTAAATATAAGTGATTTTATGATAGAACATTTTGAAGAAATTGATGATAATGATATCTGGGAACACGAATTATTTAGAAAAGGCAAACACATAGTAGAATAGGTATTTACCATTAGTTTCTATGATTGTGAATTACCATTACTAAATGGGTCTAAATTCTTACTCCCACTATAAAAAAATCCATCACTTATTTTAGTATCTAATTCAACTACTTTAATATTGGAATCAAATGATACTTTTTTTTGTCCACCATTCATATTATTATTCACCCCACCTAATTGATTTGATTGTTGTGGTAATTGCATAGATTGCATAGATTGCATAGATTGCATATTACTTTGTAGTTGAGGTATATTACTTGGTGTCAATTGATTACCATTACCAAAAGAAAAATTTAAACCACCCCCAGATTGATTACCTTGAGGTTGCGAAGATATAGGTTGAATAGGTTGCATAGGTTGCTCTAAAACTTGATTTATACCTATATTCTTTGCACTTTCTAGAGTATCATTATTACCACCAGTTTGCAATCCTAATAATTGAGCGTTTAGACTCTCTATTGATTTATCGTCTTCCCGCTCTTTTATATCAAATTCTGGTTTGACTCCTCCGTATGCTGATAAATCTATTTCTTCCATATCAAAATTACCACCATCTTGTTTAACTTCAATATTAGGAACTGATTGTGTTTGTTGTGATATATTTCCTTGTTGTAGATTTCCCTGTTGATTTGATATTATATCAGAATTAAGATTTGCTCTTTGAAAATTATTATTATCTAGAATAATATTTTGATTATTTTGATTATTTTGATTATTTTGATTATTTTGATTATTTTGAGTATTCATATTACCACCTAATTGATTAGTAGGTGGGTTAGTAGATGGGTTAGTAGGTGGGTTAGTAGGTGGGTTAGTAGGTGGGTTAGTAGGTGGGTTAGGTAGCTGGTTAGTAGGCGGGATGGTATTTCTATTTTCTGTATTATTTATTTCGGATTTACTTTGGATAGATTCATTGGTTTCCTCAGATGCCTCATTATCTTCTTCATCAGATTCCGTAGATTTGGTTTTTCCGTTTGATTCCTCATTATCTGTGTTATCTGTATTTTCGTTTTTGTTTTCTTCTTCATCCGAGGCACCACCTTTTTGACTATATTCTTCCTCCATATTATATTCAGTTTCAAAATATTCATCTCCGTCCTCTGGGGTATCCATTAACTCATCAATATCATCGTCATTTATTTCTTTTATATAATTGGAATCTGCATTTTCAATATCAGGAATTATTTCTCGTAATCTAGATACATCAAACCGCACACTAATACACATACCCTGCATTTCTTGAACTAATAATTTAAATGTATAAGGAACCACTAACTGAATAAAATCAGTTGTCTTTTGATTATACATATTCACCCCAATAATATTATCAGCCACCAACCCCTTACTTCCTACACCCTCAGAAAGTTGATATGATGCTATACCATCCGTAATATTATCATAATATAATCCTTTTTCCGGATTAGAAATAGTAATCTCCCCAGAAGCCTTACTCACCTGAATTATAAATTTATCACAACGTTCAATATAACTCTCTTTAATAAATCCCCAAATACCGTGTGCAACTAATCCATCCCGCTCCATTTCACCAAATCTTAAGCCACCACCATTTGCCCGTCCGGCAACACTTTGCCGTTCTTTAACAGTATAAAGTCCTCCTGGAACAGGGATACCATTTATACGCTTTCCGGTTAGTCGTGTATTAATCTTATCGTCAACCATATATTTTAATCGCTGATAGAAAATAACTCCACTAAATATTTTTACATCCATTTGTTCCCCAGTTAATCCATTATAAAGTATTCTATCCCCCCACGAAGTCATTCCTAATTTAGTCTCCAGAATATCATTAATCTGTTCTACATTAACTATTTCAAAAGCATTATTGCAACCCATAAACCCGAGTTCTGCCCCTAAATTTCCAAAAAGTATTTCAATAAATTGGGCGACAGTCATACGTTTAGGATAACTACCTGGGTCTAATACAATGTCTGGAATAATACCGTCTTCAGTGTAAGGTAAATCTTCTTTTCGGAAAGTTATACCAAATGTACCTTTTTGGGCACAACGGGATGCAAATTTATCACCCATTACTGGGGGTCGATTTTGACAAGTGCGAATTTTTACTGCACGGTCTCCATCGGAATTAGTTTGCCAAGTATATACTGCATCAATAAAACTGCCTTCATTACCTATTTTTGTAGAAGTAGACATATCCTTATATAAATCGTTACCTTTTTCATCTTTACCTTTCATATATTTACTAATTACAATATCATCATTTTCAATAAAAACGCCTTTCTTTGGAAATCCATATTTATCTATTTTATCATAATTATTGCGTTGGTCGGGTAATAAATCGCTAGGATACTGTGTCATTTCCTCTTTAAACATTGGATTATAAAAATGATGTTCTTCCCCTGTCTTAGGATCAGTTATTTCATGATCGCTATACATTTTATAATAACTAGTATGAAATAACCCCATATCAATAGCACCCTGATTACCTACAATTGCATCTTCCTGATTATAATTATAACTTGCTAATGCAACAAAAATATTATGTCCTTGCCCAAATTTATCCTGTGTAATTGCATTATGTAACCGACCTTGAGTGAATGGGCGTTGCGGATAATTTAATATATGTGCTGATGTATCTATGCGATTATTAAAATTCATTGCATATGTAGAAATACCCTGTTTTACGTGTTTGCTAGAAAAGATTACACGTCCTGATGCATTATGTTCTGTAAATGGCAATAAGTGTGCATTGAATGAAAGGAACATACTAGGATGTAATTCTACGTGTGTATAATTATATAGACTATCGTGGGATATATTAAAATTTAGTGCAAGTAATGTGGTATCAAATTCTTGGGAATCAACATATTCAATTATAGCTTGGGTATCTTTCAATTTATCAATATACAACCCATCTGCCCGCGATAATCCTAGAATAGATAAATCTTTTACTGCACAATCATAATAATTGTATTTTTCATTACGTTTGCGAAATCCTGAAACTAAATCAGTAAATGTAAGATTTTTTGCCTGAATCTCGCGAAGATGACGTGGTTGTAAAAGCAAATTATTATTTTCAATAATATATAGAGGACGGACAAAACGACCACCGTCTGAATATATTATAATTTCATTAGTAGAACGTTCCCAAGAAATCGAAGTAAATATATTAATGAGACCATTTCGCCGATATAGTTTAAATATATTATTTAGATATTCTGGATTACGATGACATCCAATCCAATTACCATTTACAAAGACTTTACATAATTCTTGTATTTCAGTAGGCATTAAATCATCTAATATTTCCAACCCTTCTTTAATAATAAAATCAATAATTGGTTTTGTCTGACATCCAAATGTAATATGAGAAATAATAGCCAAACCTTTATTTAAACCTACTTTTTGACCCTCGGGAGTTTCTGCAGGACAGACACAACCATACTGTGTGCCATGCAATCTACGACGGGGCGTAGATACTTGCCCGTCTATATTATCAATAATACGACGAAGATGTGCTATGGTAAGATTACGGGTTACACGATCCATTGCTTGAACAATACCGACTTTTTGACCAATAGTACCTTTTTTCAAAGCACCATTAAAATGTTTTTTAAAGATATCACGGTCAAAAATTTTATTTATATTTGTTTCATTTATAATATCAACTATTTTATCTGGACCACTATAATCTTTAGAATTGAAAGTATATTGTCTATTAGTTTCTACACGAACAGCACGAATTAACTGTTCAAATGCACTACGAAATAATGTAGCAATTAAAAAACCGGATAAATCAATACGTTTATTAATAAAATTATCTCGGTCAGTATCCTTTATTAAACCTAATTTAAGTAATAGTAATTTTCGAGTAATATAACCTAAATAATATGCTTTAGATTTATTTATATTACCGCTAGAACTAGTAATATGCGGAAAAAAATTCTCGTCAAACGTAGAATATAAGAAACTTAATAAAGTTTTCTTATTTTTTATAATTTCACTCATACCTTCTTTTTTATCAATTTGTGCTCTAGAAGGTAATTTCACTAAATAAGCCTCAGCCCGCTCTTTATCATAAATTTCATCTTCCAAAATAAATGGATCCAATATACTAGGACGTAATAAATCCATCATCTTTGAAGCCAAATCACCATCTAGAGAACCAATTATATATTGCAATATTTGTTTATCTGTTTCCACTCCTAACGCACGAAACATAATGAATAAAGGCACATCACGCTTATCGTGTTCCTTTAAAAAAGCATCTGTCTGACCTAATCGAACCGTAATACAACCACTTGCACGTTCTAATTGAACTTTAACTGTACGGGCATTTGCAAATGCTTCATCACTAACGGATTTTACTTCTGCAAAGTGGGAATAACGTTCTGAACCACTAGAAATCGGCACTGTATTTAAAAAAATAATATTTTCTGCCTTACGTTCTTGAGATACTATAACTTTTTCTGCACCATCAATAATAAAATAACCTCCTAAATCATATTTATCTTCACCCATTTGCGTTAATAATTCACTGCTGGTTGTAGCCATACTTAGGGCACATAAATCTGATTTTAACATAATTGGAATTTTCCCTAAATATATATTTTTGAGAATATGATTGTGTGGGCTAGGAACTTTATTTAATATTATTTCTTCATTATCTCCTTTACCTTTTCTCATAGTAAACTCAATATCAACATCAAAGAAAAAATCAGCACCGTATGTTAAATCCTTAAGACGGGCTTCATTAGGATAAAGTTGTCGAACTTCATTCCCTGGATAGTTTATAATAGTTGGCTTGGTAATTTTATATTGGTTGTGGTTTTTACCACCATAGAATACTTTGATTTCATATATAATATTTCTATCTTCTTTATCTATTAAAATATATGGCGGAATTTTAGAAAAGTTTTTCATAATTAATGGTATTTTAGTTTGAATAAAATCATTATAACTATCAATATGATGTCGCACTAGATAATTAGGAATATCACGAAAATAAGAATTTATTACATCCCATGTCTCTAATTCTAAATTCATTCTAGTATGTATTATTATATATTATTATTCTAATCACTTATTACTTATTACTTTATATTCTTATAATATTTTCTTATTATTTACTTATTATTTACTTATTATTTACTTATTATTTTCTTATTATTTTCTTCTATATGTAAACTAAAACATAATATTAAAAAATAAAACATAATATTAAAAAATAAAACATAATATTAAAAAATAAAAAATAAAAAATAAAAAATAAAAAATAAAAAATAAAAAATAAAAAATAAAAAATAAAACAAAAATAAAACTAATTTTACATTTTTAAATGTTCTGTATTGGGTGGTGATTCAAGTTTAAATTTATTACCAGAATAAGTAATATATGTTATACAACAATTACCCCCGTCTACCATTGGCGTCCAATTTAGATTAAAAATTGTTTTAATTAATCTGAAAATTGTACCAGAATGAGAAACAATTAATATTTTTTTATATTTAGATTTTTTAATCATAGTAATTATTTTAATACACCTTTGTGTTAATTCTGTATCTGTTTCTGCACCTATATTCATTTTATTATTTAATAATTCTATTATATCAACTCTATATTGTTCAATTGGGTCTCTAATTTCTTTTTTTATTTCATTAATAACCTTCATTGTTTCTTCCTTTGTTTTACCACTATTTGAACCTTTCTTTGCTTCTAAAAATAAATCATTAAATTTAATATTTACAACATTATTATAATTTATTTCTTTACAAATAATTTCACAAGTCTCTTTTGCACGCATCATTGGTGAACTATATATACAATCAAAAGGTTTATCTTTTATTCGATATTCATTTAAATATTTTCCTGTTTTTTCTGCCTGAGCACGACCATCATTATTTAATAAAGAATCAATTTCTTGACCTTGATACATATCCATTTTATTTAAATCCGTTTGCCCATGTCTAATTAAATATATCTCCTTTACACCAGATAACTTATTAGATTTAAGTTTATTTTTGGCTATTATATAATGTTTTTTTTTGGTATTTTTATACATTTTTTATTTTATTTTATTTTATTTTATTTTATTAATAAAAAAAAAAATTAAATTAAATTAAATATTTACACCTTACTAATATTTACTAATATTTACTAATAAAATAATCCAATTAGAAATAATACAATAATAATGCCTTTCATAATCACCATATAAAATTGATCTGCAATTATATCTTTTCTAAGTTCAATAAGTTGTTTTTGTTTATTTTCATTTTCAGTTTGTAAAAATTTATTTTGCTTCTTTAAATCATTATTATCACATTGGGCATTATTTAAATCTAACTTTAGAAAATGATTCTTTCTAGATACACTTTCTAATTCGTCATTTAATTGTCTAACCAAATCTTTTAATGATTGAATTGTTTTAATATCTATTTCATGCTGTCCATATATAGCATCTGTCATTGAATTATTATGGCTTACACGTGTGGTCTTATTTGTATTCTTAAAACTATTTTTGGAGAGGGAATTTTGTTTTTCAATTGATGAAACATGCTTTATTATTAAATTTACATTGGTTTCATTTGGTACTACATCATCCAATTCAACATCACTATATTCAATAACACTATTTTCATCATCATCATTATAATCATCATTATTAGAATCATTATTTTTATCATTATTAGAATTATAATTTGAATTAGATAAATCAACATTATGAAATATTTTATGTGTTGGTTTTGTAATTGTGTCTGGCTTAGTTTGTTTCATTTGTTTTTGTAATTCCTTTAAAGCATTTTGTGTATATTCGTCTTTTTGATTATTATATTCTTCAATAGTAATCTTTTCAGCATATTGGGTCTGGTTTGCATCCATTTTATTGAAAAGTATTTATGTAATTTGCAAATTATTTTATTCTAGCATATATTAGGCTTTCATATTTCAATTTTTTTTTTCAATTTTTTATTTTTTTATTTTTGTCTTTGAAAAATATATAATAAATTTATAATAACAAACAATAGCAAATAATAGCAAACAATAGCAAAAATGGAAATATTATTTGAATGTGTAGCAAAAAATGCCTGCAAATTACGCCGAACTAACAAAAATGCAAATGGTCTGTTATATTGGCAAAACTTGAAAAAATTACTAGAGCCAGATGCGATAAAATGTATAAATAGTATAAATAGGAACTTAACCTATTGTTTTACAACCCTTTTATACATTTTTTTATTAAAGGAGTAGCATCTAACCCCTATCATA